CCACTCTGCCCGCCCACGCCAAACATGTTGGCAAGGCTACTGACGCCGCGCTGGCCTTGGCCCCCGCCCGCGCCTGCCGGTCGCCCTTGGCCCTTGCTAGCCGCTTGCTGCTGTTGCTGGGCGGCGTTGTATTGCTGCGCAATGCCACTCATGGCCTGCTCACGCTCGGTAGCCTTCATCTTGGTGAAGTCAATGCCGCTTAGGTGCATGAGCTTGTCCACGAACTTTTGCACGGGGACTTCTTGGAAAAACTGTTGGCCTAGCTCGGGGCTGCTGGCAATGATTTGGAAAATGGTGAGCAGGGACTTCAACTGCTGCGCGCGATAGATGCTGTTGCTGATGCCGCGAGCTTGGAAGGTGAAAGGCCGCTCGATAAGCTCCTTGCGCTGGCTATACAGCGCGCCCCACATTTCCTCACCCACAGCCGCGCGCATGGCCCTGTCATTCGCCTTGACGTGTTGCAGGCCCGTTTTCCACACTAGGTCCAGGGTTGGGTCGAGCCAGCGGGTTTCGACTACCTGAGCAACGCTCCGCATAATAGCGCCCGTGCTTTGCTGCGTAGCGTTTACCTCAGTCGCGCTAGTGCGGCTCTTGGGCGCGAACTGGCCCAGGCTTACTTCATTGGCGCTAGAGGCCTCTGTTAGCTCGCTCTTCAGCAGCTTCCACATTTCCAAGGCCTCAGGCGGCAAGTTGCCTAGCTCCAGGGCCTCAGCAAATTCCTTGGGGTTGACGCCTTCTTCCAGCAAGAAGATTTTGTTGGGCGTCACGCCGCTTGCGATTTGCTCAGGGTTCATCAGGGCCATTGGGCTCATGACCCAGGCCTTGAGCGAAGCCGCAAGTGTTGCGTCTATGAGGAGGTTTGTTAGCTCGGTGAAAGTGTTGCTGAGGGAGCCGAAGTCCTCCATGTAAGTGCGGCCGTAGACACTGAGCGGAGTAGGGACGAGCGGAGTGTAGACAAGCCAGTCCTGGCCGTGCCAGAACGGATTTTTCTCAGGGCCTCTGATAAGGAACTTTTGGTTGGCGACAACCATGAGGGAGCGTTCAGCAATGACTTCTCCGGTAGTGTCCACAACGGTTGCGATGTATTCGTCAAGGGTGATGGGAGCGCGGGGACTGCTAGTGAATACTCCGTGTCCAGCCATTTCTGCCTTGTAGACCATATCGTAGAGGGTAAGGCTGTTGATAAGCTGTTCGACGTTTTCAAGGTTCCAAATGCTTTTGCCACGTTTGTCCTTTTGCTTGAGCATTGCCTGTAGCTCATGCTTGTCTATTTCAATCCGCCTGATGCGGTACATGTTGCGGCCCGTATGGTCCAGCCAAACGAAGCGCGGGTCTACAGGTTCGATGGCTACACGCCCGCCGGGAACGTCCTGCTTCCACGTGACCACGCTACTCATGGCCATGAGTGCGCCGAGTTTGCACTGCTCCTCGAATACGGCGCTGAAGGGCAAGAGCCTTCGGTTCTGGTAGCTAGAGCCCACGGTGGTAAGCATAACGTCTGTGAGCCGCTGCACAGCTTGGGCAATGTCGCCTTCCTCGTCCTCAGGGTCTACGACTTCATAGAAGCCTTCGGGCAAGGAAATTAGGCTCTCTTTCATAGCCGCTGCGAAGCGGTCCACAAAGGCTGGCACTTCCGGCATAGTCTCGCGGCTCTGCCACTGCGCCTTCTTGCTGAAGTCAAAACGGTTCCAGTAGAGGTTCAGGTTTTCGCGCCACTTGTCCTCGCGCGGGTTCAGGCCGCTCTTGCGGTTGTTGTCAGCCTCGTTCCAGTAGCCCTGGAGGCTCAGGACTATTTCCAAGTCCTCAGGGCTTTGGGTGAGCGCGAAACGGTCAAGCTCAGTCTCAATCTTCTTGGTAGACGTGAGGCCGGTCTGCCCGCCGTCATACGTGCTCGGGATGCCTGTGATTAGATCGGCCATTTGCTAACTCTTAGAGGTACGGCTTGGTGTGGCTCAAGAGCGCTGTTAGTGCAACAGCACCCGCGCCACCACTCCAGCTAAGCTGAATGAGCAGGGGCAGGTTGCCAAGGACCACAAGCGCTCCAGCGGTGATGCTGATAGCCGCGTTGAACAGGTCTTTGATTGGGAAGAAGGTAATGCCGCCGTCGTTGCTGCCTTGCAAAATCACTGTGGCGGAACTGAAGGTTCCCTGCACAATGAGCGCGAAGTTGCCACCGACGCCTGGGGCGTAGGTTTGGCTCGTGCCAGTGTTGCCTGTAAGGCCCGCGAAGGTGACAAGGCGGGATTGATCTTGGTTGTCTGTAATTACTGCTGTGCCGGTGTTGACCATTAGGTGCTCCTTGTTTCGTATATAGCTATTCTGGCTTGGGCATTGTAGAGCCGTGGGCTGGGCGCTCCAGCCCTGGGCCTGGGCCTATGTCAAAGGCGTTGCTGAAGTAAACCGGGTCCTGTGGGGCCTTGACCGTGCGCTGGGTGCCGATGCGGTTCAGCGGCCAAAGTACCGCCGCGCCGTAGCGCATAGCGTCGCCGGGATGTGAATGCACGTCCTTGAAAGGAACGCCGCTAACGAGCCCTGTGCGGCTGACAGCAAAGTGCCATCCGCCTCTAAGGGCGTGCCACACCGGCGCAGCGCGGAAGCGATCAACTTGGACAACTCCTCTTCCGGCAGTAGTTCTAGTAAGCACGGCCCGCAGAGGTTCAATGCCGTCGAGAGGTTTAACTGGACCAGATCGCCAACCTCCTCCGAGTTCTTTGATAATTGTTCGCACGGGACTGTTGACAATAGAGCTTTGATCTTTCTGCTTGCCTGCTGGGTCGCCGATGTTGCGGAGGCTGTAGCGGACCCCGTATCGCTCTTTGAGAAGAGGCTTGACAATATCTGTGATAAGTTCATAGGTTCCGATCCCTTCTCCTACCACTGCATCGAGGATGTTCCAATGGCCGTGCATGTCGATTTGGGTGATGATACAAGTCGGATTGTGGCCGAAGTCCCATAGGGCGTATAGGTCCTTGCCATGGTAGGGTATGAGGCCCTGCGTTAGGTGTATGCGATCATTCCACTGCGGCGTCACGCCCTTGCCCACGCTTTGAAAGCCGAAGTCGCCTTCAACGAAGCGCCGCACTAGGTCGGGCCTGTGGGCTAGGCTCTTGCGCAGGTTGGCGTAGTAGTCGCTTGGCAGGTTGATAGCGTTCTCGGGTGTGTGCGGCTGCCATATGACAAAGCCCTCGTCCTTTGGCCCCTCGTCGCTACCCACAAAACGCTTGTAGGTCCAGTGAGCCTCGTCGGGGTTGTTCTCTGCTAGCTTGGCCCCATACCACTTCATGCCCTCTTGCCGCAGCCGCGTCATGGCCACGTCGAAGATCATTTCGTCCACTCCCACAGAGCCTACGGCGGGCGCTGGTTCGTCTATTCCAAAGCCTGCTATTGCTAGCGACATTAGCTTTGACGCATCGTCGGGGCTGTCAAGGCCAATGAAGAGCACTTTGCCGCTGGCTATACCCTCCGCCCAGGTGAACTCTTTGTGGGTAGCGTGCCACGTGCCCATTACCCCAGGCGGGAACCATTTGAAGAACTCTTCAAGCGTGCTTTTGCGTATATTCTCCCACGTATCGCGGATCAGAACCCACTTAGCCCCTGGGTTATGGCGCGTGTGAAAGAATACGCTCCAGCAAAGGGCCGCACTCTTGCCCTCGCCCATGCGGCTGCTGAACAGATCGGCCTTGGCCCTGCTCTGTATGAATTGCTTCTGCATTGGGTTAGGGTTGAAGGTAAAGGAAAGCTCTTCTACCATGGGCTACTTGCTAATGTACCTGAAGTCGAGCACAGTACCCTTCAAAATGCGCATGACCATGGTGCGCGAGCCGTCTTTAGCTATACTTTGGGAAACGACATAGCTCTCCTTGTCCTCATGGTCTAGGAAGCCTACCGTGTGAATGACCGCTACGTCCGTATTCTTCTTTGCTTCCTCTTTGGAAGCCAGCCATTCGTCATTACTCACGTGATCTTTCCACGCTATGAACACAATGGGCTCCTTAACCCGCCAACGCTTCGCCATTACACGTTCCCTAGCTTGTTGGGCGTGGGCGTGATGGGCCGCTGGCGCGTCTCTAGCCCTCTCGCCATGGGCTTTGTGCCTATGCGGCGCGTGCCCCAGCCTCCAGGGGCCGTGCGCGATGCCTTTTCAAGGGCCTGTCGGCCGAATAGGTTAGAAAGTTGCTTGCCTTTAGGCTTTTTCATGGGGTTTTCGACGCTCGCTATGGTTTTTCGACGCTTTTGACCAAAGGAATGGTAATTTCGACGCTCTCGGCTTCAGTAATAGCCTCGTCTATGGTCCGTTTGTGCACGGCGCTGACGTTATATATGCTCTTCCCAGCGATCTTGTCATCGGCTACATCGCCCAAGTCCAGCGTAGTGTTGATTTGTATGGGGATGCGCACGTTCACAGGGGCCTTGTCACCGAACTTGGCCGGGTCACGGCGGCTCGCGGACCAGCGTAGCTGCCCTAGCAGTACCTCAAAGGCCCTAACCTGTGTCCCGTCGCGCTGCGAGCGCTTAATTTCTCTAGCTGTGTCCAAGGCTTCCTCCTCCAGCGAGCCTGCACTTAGACGTAGGGCCACGTCATAGGCCTTGGCTAGCTCGGGGTTGTTGAGTATCCAGCGCTTGAAAGTGACAGGGTGAGGCATGCCCGTTCCCTTGGCGCAGACCTGGGCTATTGTCTCCCCCTCTGCTATGCGCTCTAGGATTTGCAGAGCCACGTCGGGCTCGTACTTGGTCACGAACCTTCCACCTAGGCGTTCGCGAGGAAGCCCAGCGTCCTTGTCTTGCTTGGGCCTATCAGGCGTCTTGACCATTGGCCCCTCCCATGCGCGCCTTGGCCTCTGCTACGAGCCGCTCCATCAGCAAATCAGTCTGCGGCATGGTTTGCTGGTTGATTTTGAAGGTTGGAGCCTGTTTCTCTAGAGCGTGCACTAAGGCCTTTGGCGTTGAGCCTATAACCTCGGGGTGTGGCTCCAGGCCTGGACACAGTTCCCAATACCATTTAGCATTCCTTTGAAAGCTACGCGCAACGCCCTTCTTCGCCCTATCCAATGTGCGTTCGCTAAGCCCTTCCTCTTTGCCCATAAGCAGTACGTCAATAGCATGCACAGCCCCATCGCGTAGCACATGCACAAGGAACGCTTTGGCTTTACCTCTTGGCGTCATGCTAAGTTCATGAGCCTCAAAGCCACTTGTGTCATATTCGCCTTGCCACATGAACCTATCGCCCGTGAAGTCGTAGGCAAGGCTTGGACCCTTCTTAATCCAATTGGCTTTGACATGGCTCATGTAGTACTGGCCCGTCTTACTAATGTCTACTAGGAGCGTAGACCTAACGCCATTTACGAAGTCCACAGAGCCTAGGCTCTTGTGTTGGGCAATAGCGCCCGCCGCTTTCTTCACATGGTGAACGCCTACTACAGCAATGTCATTAGCTTTGGCTATGGCGTCTAGCTGCGCTAGCACAACGCGTGTCTCGTTCGCCTTGAACATGTCAACCCCGCCGCCAAGGTACGTGACCATGGGGTCGAAGAACACAACGGCCACGTCGAACTCTTTGACCGCTAGGGAAATGCGCTCTACGATGCGAGGGTTAAGGGAGAAGCCTTCATCAATTGCCGCGATGCGGCTCATGTCCGCTGCAAGCACTTCCATCTTGGGCTTTATGATTTGGCTCACGCCATCCTCTGCGCTTATCATCAGCACGCGCTGGGGAGCTAAGGGCTCTTGGCCGGGAAGAGCACGGCCCGAGCTAAGGTCTGCGGCTATCGCGCAAGTCATCCAACTCTTGCCATAGCCACCGTCCCCAACAATCATGGTCATGGCTCCTCGGGGGATGTAGGGCTTCCAAAGCCAGTTGATTGGCCGGGTCTTGACGTTGCTGAGGATTTGGTAAGGCAGGGGGGTAAGCGGTTCTGCTGTTTTCATTGGGAAAATCTCCGTGCGGGAGTGGTGAACACACAAGATGGTGGCTCCCTGGCGCTGTTGCAAGAGAAGGTCAAAAAGTGTGGCCTGACGGAAGGCTGTCATCTTGCCACGTTTACATACTTATGCAGCCTGGCACGATGGCACTCTGCTGGCGGCCTTGGCGGCCTGGAGTAGCCGCTATGGCATTCTGGCCCTGGCAGGGCACAAAGCACCTAAGGAATACACCTAACCCGTTGCCTAGGCCGAGCGCAGCGAGGCCAACTTACCCCCAGTAGCGGCTAGCAAGAGCCTAGCGTGTAACGTGTAAGGCTCGAGCCTTGGTTTTTGTTTTTTCCTTGCACCTAGGCTGTTGGGACCCGTGAACGTAAGCGCGGCCCGGAAGGGGGGTGCGGGGGAAAGTTGCATTTGCAACAAACACTCGCCGCTCTTTGTTGCGGCTGCAACAAATAAACGTTATGCACAGCCGGATACAA